CCCCGAAATTAACAGGGTACTTCTTTCCTTTAATTGTTACTGTCTTCATTTTTTTCTGATTTAAAAAAACAGGGCGGCGTGATTACCGCCCTATTACATTAAGTACCTACAACTACATCTACCGTCGCCGTCAGCGCATCGGGATTGTACGTCCCTGTTCCGGGCGTGATTGTCCCGGTGAACGTGTAAACACCTGCTGTGCCACCGTCATATGTCGGGTCACCTGCATCCCACGTGACTGCCGGAGTGTCCGACGTCGCATCAGAGAGAGTCACCGTGACCGTTGACGGAAGTCCGACATCTGCCAGCTGCGTGCCGTTAACGACCGGAATATCGACTATAGCTGCTACCGATGAGATATTGAGAATCGACGTGACGTCGATCTCCTCTGACACCTTGATCGTGACATTGCACGATACCAAGTCGTCGATAGGGATATCCAGCGGCATGCCGGTCACCAGTCCGTCAAAGACAACTGTTGTGTTGTCATCATCAGGAAAGATAATCGCATACTGCTGAGGCGAGTTGTCCTCAAAATCGTCTTTCATAAGCAGGTAGGTTTCTACAAGGAAGTTCATCGACAGGGTGAAATCCCCGCCGTCCCTTAGACCTGTGATGAAAGTACGGTAGCCTCCCGTAGTGTCCAGCGTCGTCGTCTCAATAGTTGAGCGCTCAGAGCCAGGTCCCGAAGCCGATGTGATGTTAGCAATCGGAACCCACTGGGAACCGTCCCAGCGGTTAATACTTGTTCCTATTCCTGCTATTGCTGCCATTTTAATAATCCTTTCTTTTTGTTAAATAATCTGTCTTGTTATCTGGAAGTTGACGCTAAATTCTGTATAATCATCCTGCACAAAAGTTTCTATTCCACTCCTTAATTCTATTAATATGTATTTTGTACCGTTTTTCGTTTCTCCTGTTATGTTATGCAGCTGATCTGCTATGTCTTTCGCTATATCCCAGCCTGCGAGGTAGCTCACATCCCTGACAAGTACCTGCAAGTTATCCCGATAGATGGTCTGCTTATCAAATGTTCCACGCGGAGAAGTCCCCCCTGTGTCGTATAAGGTCACGCAGTTAACAGGTGTCGGCGGCTGCGCCGATATGAACAGGTTTGTCTTAAACGTGTAACCTGTCAAAATATCCTTTATGTCTTCTGATACTGAGTTCATTTCACTTTTGCATAGTTGCCAATTATCTCTATTATCTTCTTTGTGTTCCGATCAAGTGCGCTCTCGAAAAACTTAGCACCTGAGCCGGGTCTCTTGTACGGCCTATCCGTCTCATGCACCTTAGCGGCGTAGTTGGCTGAGAAGCCCATGATCATTAGCGGCTGTCGTGCGCCTCTGGCCACTGCCTGGGCGGCCATCTTTGCAGCAGAGTGACCAGACGACAGCTCTCCGGCTCTCTCGCCGACAAACCTACCCTCGTCGCTCATCACCTTTTCACTTTTCAAAGCCGTCGTCATAAAAAACGAATGATCCAGGTTCCGAGTGTCGACAGGCACTCTCGGAGACACCTTATCCATATCCCTACGGACATAAGCACCCGCAGCGATAAGCCCTTGAATGGAGCGCCCTTTGATCTGCTGCATCTCCTTGTTCAAGTTAGCCATCACTCTATCAATGCCTATTAACTTTGTCTGTCTCATAGATATGCCACCCTTAGATTGTTAGCACCGCCAACAGACGGTATTTTGTCGAATCTCTTTATTTCATCACCCAAGCCTCGCGGATCTGTCGCCACAGATGTACCCCTAAACAGATAACCCCCCTCGTCCAAGTCTTCTGTCACAAAGATAACTGCCTTTGAGACTATCTCCTTACCCCGGGTGTCTGTGATTATCTCTGCCCGATCTTCCCAACGGCAATCTATCTGCACAGGCGTGGCAAATGTATAGCCGCCATAGCCATCAGCGGCAGGTGCGCCCCAGTATGTTACCGTTTCAAATGATATCCTTTTCAAAAAGTTAATCATAGCGCCCAAAATGTTACTATCCTATTTTGCACATCGTCATCTGCTAAGAGCTTCAATGTGCCTGTCGAATCCAATGTAATTGCCGTCTGGCCATATGTGGTCATATACAACAGCTTTCCAAATTGCTCTGTATATTCAATTTTTGCCTGACCTATCTCCTCTTTTGTTCCTTTCCGCTCCCGTGTGACCGCCATCAGGTGACATGTTATCCAGCGCTCAATTTCTTCTAAAAGCTCATCATCCAACTGCCCATCCAGATGCTCTGTGACAAATAGATTTGCCGCGCCGATATAACTCTCTATCGTCGTATCGTCAAGGTCTGTCGGCAATATCAATTTAACATCAACCACATTAGTCCTCATATAACCTCCTTCCGCCACATTCGTGGCTCGATGTATTGTTTAACCTTATCTTCATCCCAGAGACATCCGGTATATGTTATCACTATATCCTTCATCTGTGAGTAGTCACCTGTAATCATCCTGTCCGGAAATACCTCAACACACTTCACATTTCTTTTCATTTCCTCAAACCTCGACTTGTAACCATCGACCATTGTTTGCCATTGCTGATTAGTGACATACCTGTTCATGTATGCTGTCTTCATACATGAGTTGATAATGTCTTCATCCCTTCGCCTGACAATTACAAACAGCGCCTGTGGAAACATCTTGTCGAACACAGGCCATAAAAGTGTCACCCTACGATCTTTGTACATCCACTGCTTCAAACCATTCCACCCTTCCAGTGACAACACACCTCTGATGCGCGGTCTTGCTATCAGCTCTGTATGTAACAACCTATTTTCTCCAACATACATACCTTCTATATCCAGACTTTGTGTCGCCATAAACGGCATGATAATCTTATCTCTGATACGGATATTTTCATGCATCTTGTCCGTCCGTCCAGAGAACACCCCGCATAGCTTTAGCACCCCTGCCACCAGAGATGTGCCTGATCGCGGACACCCTGTCACAAATATTGGCCTTTCAAAGCTCATTCAGTTCCTTTACCTTTTGTTCTGCATCTGCTTTCCTCAGCGCCTTTTCATTCACCCGCTGCGAGTAGTTGTTCAAAATGTTGTACCACCCCCGACCTATTGATACCATCCGATATTTAGGTTTGCAGTCGATTACAGCCTTTGCTGTAGATGTCACAGCTGAGAAATAACCTCTAAGGGCTCCGGGGATAAGTGTCAACTCACCCTCGAATGTGTCGCCTTTTTTCATTCGCCGTCCATCTCTCAACCGAATGGTGAAATTTCCTTTTGTCATTTCATATTTCATAGCTTATCAATTTATCAACTGCACGCCGATCAACAGTCTGTGATATATCTATTAGATCACATTTGTCATGCACCCAGTTGTGTTTCTTTCCATTGATATAATGCACTCCGCTGCCCCTATTCAAACCATCCTGCCACGCCTTTTCACGCCTTGCAAACTTCACCTCCTGTTGATACTTAGGCTTACATGCTCCGTATTCCAAAATAACACCACCTTCAATGACATTGCTTCCCGGTAATATTATCCTGTCACCCCGCATCTCTATATCCTCGCTCCATCGGCTTATCAATAGCGTCTTTTCGTTTCTCTTGCCATATCGGTAATTCTTCGGCAGCGGCAAAGCAAACTCTTCTCCTGTATTCTGAAATTGATAGCAGACTGACTTGATTTGATTATATTTCAGTCTATCACTTGTCTCAATAGCCTCCCGCAGTGTTAACTTTGTAAACACATGGAACAGATCAGGAGAGAACCATACAAACCAATCTGGACGCTTGTCCTTCAACACCCTTAACATCTCATCCTGCAACATCTGCAAATGAAACGTACCCTGCGTGTCGAACCTGTGCGATTCGATGCCCTGCTCCTGTAAGTATTCCCATGTACCGTCGTCGGAATAGTTATCAATAACATACAGGTCTACACCCTGCGACCTGTAATAGTTGAGCGCAAACGGTAAATAGTCTCTCTCGTTATATACAAATGCTATCGCAAGTATCTTCATAACAGGCTTCTCATTATCGACGTACAGCCACGCATCCGCATCTCTCGTTAAAAACTCTTTAACCTCGTGTGCTATATGCTCGTTGTTTCTCTCTTTCTGTCTGTATTCTGTTTCTATCAATTCGACTATTGCGTCAACATCTTTCGGGTCATAGCTTATCGCATTAGGCAGGTCTCCACAATTCCAGAGACACCTTCTGCCCATAAGTCCAAGCTCTATCACGGTATTCGCTAATCCGTCTCTCGGTGTCAGCCTCAACCCTACAAAGCACTCCTGATATACCTTCCTAAGCTGCTTTTTAGAATATTGCCCATTAGCCCTTATGACCTTGTACTTTATCCGCTTCTCGATTTCGTCCATCAACGCCTCACCATACTTTTCACCTGATCCGTAAAAGTAGACTGAGTTTCCCCTTGGGAATAGGTCTATCTCTGCCTTTGTCGGAGTAATAGGAA